AGTGTGTTTGAAAGACATGGCGGTGTCTCCGTTTGTTGATGCTGTAGACTAACCGGGCACGTCTTAAAGACAAGTTAACGCGCCCGATTTTCTTTTGTCTGTTCCCCTGTTGTTCCAATTATTTTGAGTGTCCCGAAACAGGCCAAGCCTTTACGAGCGCGGCCTGCTTCTGACTACATCGGGCATACGATGGGAGTACCTGACTTTCAACCCAGTCTTGCCAAGCGTCAAAACTATCTGCGCTTGGCTTTGGGATCGGTGGGCACGGGGTCGCTAGGTCCGCCGTCAGCGGCGGTACTTCCGTTGGCTGCGGCGATTGCATCTGTGAGGCTCCGCACCCGGCCAGCATCAGGCTTGCAATCGGTAGGGAGAGGAGTGCGGCGCGCATTCGCTAATCCTTTCTGTATGAGAGCGAAACGATTGTCTATCAACTGCAACTGCCCAGCGTAATCATTCGATGCCGTGTGCATCTGATCTATAAAACCGGTTAGCTGATTGAGCGCAGCCGTCGCGCTCGCCGCGCGAGTGTTCGCAGCATCGGTTTTAAGTTGAGATATCTCCACTGCGTTTGCGTTATGGACAACCTCATAGGTTGCTCCGGTGGCGACAACGGCACCAATCCCGAGTGCAGCGACATAGCCCCAAACTCCCAACCCACCCAGGAACATCATATGACAGCTATCTCCGTTTCGCCGCTTTCACGGATCGCTTCGCGAACACTAGGGCCAGCAATAATGCACCCGTCGCTAGCAGTATGATTGGCGGAGGCATTGTCACCGTGAATGAAGAAGGCCGAGCGTCCATAAGAGTTTCCCTTGGTCATGGTGAGACGACAGACATTAGGTCCTAAGTGTGCTTCGTTATGCCAAATGCCAAGGGAATATGTGCCACGCGGGAGCGGGCCTTGTCCGACAATTTTTTCATCGTCGGGATTGTTTACACTCGGGGGATGCCCCGAATAGATGCCGGTGAAAATCTTATTGTTGAGATTGATAGTCCCAGCCTTCACACTAAACACCAGCATCTTTGTCCCCTTGCTTGATGACGCGGCCTATCATACCTACAACCAAAACGAATACCGCCATCATCGGCACAAGCCAAGACGGCAAAGCAGCTTTCAAGTCTGCCGGGACCGTTGCCCATGAGATAAGAAACGCACTGTCAATTGCCATCGCTCGCATGGATATCCAACGCCAAGCGTGCCCCGCGTCCTCAGTCAACACCACGGAGAAAACGGAGAGTGCTTTGTTGACTTTGCTGCGCACCCCGAGCGAATTGGATTTCGAGTTTTGTAAGTCGCTCACTCAACTCTCCAAAGCGCTTTTCTAGTTTCGCAGCGCTTTTCCATATTGCAGATAACAAACCGGCAAACATTGCCGTACCCGTTACCCCGAGCGCGGCCAATGCAATCCAATCGCCAGCACTCATGCAATTGCGGCCTCTTTGATAGCGCCACTGACAATGTTCACAGCCGGGCCACGGCTAAGGGCAACCAGTCCGACTATGATAACGATGAGGCCGAGAGCAATGGTTGTGACGCGCGTAACGGTCCAATTCTTGAGACCGGCGATTGAAGATGGATCGACGCCACCGCCACCATTCACAACGTTATTAGTGGGTGTGTCGATTTTGTTTGTGAGTGGGTCCCACCCCAGGATGGCGTCAATGAAACTGTTTCCCGTGTAGCCTCCAGTCGAGGGCGACGAAGCAGCGGGCGATTGCGTACCGGTGAGCGATGGGAGACCGGGCAAGCCGGAACCGGCAAGCTGTGATGATGGCGTATCCGCGAATGGATCAGCAGGCCCGAGCGTGATGGGGCTAAAGGCCGATGCGTAAGCAGCGCCCGAAAGCTGTAGGAACGGATCGTTATAAAGCGGGTTACCCATACATCACCGAATAAAAAAGGCGGACGGGATTAACCGCCCGCCTTTCAAAGCGTCCTATTCAACGCTTAGTTTATGCCTGTTGGACAGGCTCCGGTACGGCGGCATAACCCTCGGGTGGATAAGTGTCAGCGGAATAACCCGCTTCGATCCACTGCGAAAGGGTCGGACCATCGGTGCGAAGCGCCGGTTTGACGTTCCACGTATGCGCCGGGTTGAGCGAGCGCGTAACGACTGCGGGCGCATCGGCAACGGGTGCCGGGGCGTCCTTATTCGTTGACGCGACGTGCGCGATACCAAGCGAGTTGAGGCGGCGAACACCGTCAAGCCCCTTGCGGAGCGTATCGTGTGTTTCCGTGATCCGCTTGCCATTCAGAACATAGTCAAGCTGATACTTGCCCGGACCCTTCGGACGCACCGGGACCGGCGCGACCGGGACAGGCTTTTTGCTTTCGAGGATCGCCGCCGTAAATTCATCCGGCGTATCCACGTCCAATGCCGGGATGGGCATGGAAGCAGTCCCGAGGTCGGGAGTATTGAAGTCATCCCCGGTTGCCGACATACGCGCGTAAGCGTCTGCGGCAAGAACGGAGCAAACTGCGATTGCAACGCTGCGCATGGTCTAACCTTTCTTGCTGGAGAGAGCGTTCCCAAGCGGGGCAAGATGCACCCGATTAGTGAACCAATTGGCCGCCGCATTATCAGCAGCGGAAAAATACGGTTGCGGGTTCAAGTGCGGGTTCACGTAAAGCTGATCCTGCGCCTGCTGAGCAACACCCGGAAGGATACCATAATCAGCATACGGAAACTCCGCACTGATCGCTGGCTTTGCCGGATTTATCGTCTTGAGGATTGCCATTACGCAGCCCCTCCAAGATTGAGCGTTTGAAACTGGGCAACATCGGTATTGAAATACTGCCCGCCAGTCTGCGGACCGCATTCATCGCAGCATCCGCCGCCCGAGGACGAACCGCCCAAGATAATCGGTTTCGCATTGCTGATCGGCGGAGCCGGATCAAACGGGGTGATGTTGTAGTTATAATCCCCCGGACCCGGAACGCCACTCAAGTCAGGCGTTGCCGCTGGCTGCTGAATGATGCTCGCCTGCGTTCCACCGAACAGATAAAGCAGGATCAGCACAAGGCCGAGACCGCCAACACCCGCTGCAATGTAAACGTCGCGATGTTCTTTCTGCGTCATTAGAAGATACTCGCAATGCCGCCAAGGATGCCGCCGAGCGTCGAACCCCATCCCGCTTGTGACGATGCGGTCGCGGGGCCTTTCGCATTTGTATAAGTGATACCGCCAGTGGGCGAGATAGACAAGGTTGTTTTCTTGCCCTGCGCAGCGGTTTGGATCAACTGCGTTGCCGCATTGTATCCTGCGATCTGCACCGATGCGTTCGCATTCGTCGCGGCGATATCTTCCTCAGTCTGGAAAGACTGCATCGTTGTCGCGGCCTGATAACCGGCCAATGCCTCATAAGTGGAGGACGTAATCTTGGCCTGATCGGTCGTCGCCTGTATCTGATCCTGATTGGTCGTCGCTGCGATATTCGCAAGCTGAACCTGATCCTGCAAACCGGCGAGCGCAACGTCCTCTTGGGATTGGTTCTGCGCAAGCGCAACTGTCCCTTGAGTTTGCGTCTGATAGTCCTGGGAATTGGCTGCGATCTGCGCTGCGGCAAGCTGCGCCGCCGTCTGATTGTCCGCGCTATTCGCTGCGATCTGCGCAAGGTTCTGTTGAGACTGCGCAGCGATTTCCGCACCGGCATTCGGATCGGTTGCCGTGGCCGCGCTAGCGGACGATGATCCACCACCCGAGAGCAACAGGAAAAGAAGAATGAGCGCGCCGCCGATAAGCACGAATACGAGAGGATGCTTTTTCGCCCACGCGATAATCTTTTTCACGGCTAGACAATCTCCTGCTGCAACGTATCACCGTTGTTCGGATTGTCGATAAGACCACCGTTCCAGATTTGCCCAGCAGCGATGCCCGGCAAGCCAGTCGGCACAACCTGTTGCGCCTGAAAGAACTGCGGTGCGGTCGCGATCAACTGCCGCTGCACAACCTCGCCCGGTCCCTTCCATTCGATAATAGGAAGGTTCTGATTGATGAGCGCGAACGCCTCCGCACCGATAAAATTCTGATTGCGCGACGTATCCTGATAGCGCGGCAGAATGAAATTGGCGACGAAGCGCGAGATTGCCGGATGCAAACCGCGCATCCGTTTCTCATGCGGCGACTGTCCGTCCATCCGTCCCATAACGGAAATCCTTAGTAAGAGGGACCGTACATTGAGGGCTGCTGGAAGTTGAGGGAGCCTCCCCCACCGAGAACGGGACCCTCCGCCGCTGAGAGTGCCCCACCGAATGCCGAACCCGCCGCGCTAAACACACCCGCCGTGTTGGCATTGCGTGAGACAAGCGTGGCAAGGATCGCGAGGCCGACGATAGCGAGCGCGATGGAAACGAAACCGTGCGTCAAGTCATTCATTGCGTCTCTCCTATGCGACCGGCGAAACCGCCGCCTTTATGATTTGAGCGAATGCCGTTCCGCCTGCCGTGATAACGGGCGCGGTGTTGGCCTTGGTCGAGAAGATAACAGCAGTAGTGGCGAGGCCGACAACCGCAATCAAAATCCCGATGATGCCATTCGTAAGCTGATCGTTTCCCATTACCCGATATTCCCCAGGTTATTGGAAATCTGTTCGGCGGCGCTCAACTGAGTGCTAGTAGTCCCGTTATAAACGGGAGCCGCAACGGTTGGGCTAAGACCGGGTGTTGCCGCCTGCGCACCGCCACCGCTCGTAATGAATTGCTGCAACTGGGCGAACACCCCGTTGTGCGATATCACTAGAACGATGAGGATAAGAGTAAGTAGCGCGATTGAAAGCGGCTTGAGTTTCGGCACGTAGCCGAGCGCACCGATAACAGCGATTGCGGCGACCCAAGCGAGGAACCCACCTTGTTGCGTAAAGTCACCCTCTACCAATTGCCAAAGCTGCGCATACGTGTTGCGAATACCGGCAACAAGCATCACGGCTCCAACAAGCAAGAGGGCATACGGCAAGGCACACTCCTAACCCCAGAACACTTTCGCGTACTGAGGAAGCTCGCCCTTGATCGTTATATAGATCAAGAAACCAGCCATCAGGTAAAAGAAGATGATGGACGTTTGGCTCATTGTGTGAGCCTTACGTGATTACGGGTATCGTCCCCGGATAGGACTTGGCGTACCAAGCTCCGACCGCGAAAGCGATGACCACGATAACGATAGCGCCGATTGACCAGTGCATCTAAACCTCCGTCGAAACTACGTGGCCCGCTTCTTTCAGAATACGGGTCCACAGATAAATCGTGATGAGGATAAAGCCGGTAAAGAGTATCCAGCCCGACGCGCTGGCTTGCGCGTTGAAAGGTGATTTCCACCAATTCGCAAAGGCTGTCCAATCCATTACCGCTCTCCTAAAAGGTTGTGTGCGGGGCCTAGCCTTGGCTTGGGGAAACTGAAACTATTCCCCGCACACTTTCCCGACCCGCCAGCCGGAACGTTACCCGTTACCGCCGCCAGCCAGCGAGGCCGCACCGACAAGGGTATTCGTGATCGCGAACATTTCCCATCCGACCAGGGCATTCGCTCCGGTGTTCACAGTGCCCTTCGGATTGAGGATCAACTGCTGATTGCCGAACTGAATGGTATTGATCGGCTTCTTTCGGCTGTCGAAATAGTACATGCCGAGCGGAAAGTCCGCATTGATCGCATCGCGGGCGAACACACCGGGGAACCAAGACGGATACTTGAAGATGTTCGTAAAGTTTGCCGTCTGCAATTCCCAGTAATTGATATCCGTGCCCGCTGCATTATACGCGCCGCCCGTCTGATTGTCATAGATGACAACCGTGGAAAGGAAGCTGCGGAAGTTTGCATAGGGAATGGGATAATCGTTGTTCGAGACCATGCCCGAGACCGTTGTATTGTTGAGCATGTAGAGCGTCGAAAGGTCGATGATCGGAAGAAGCTGATTGCCCTTCGTATCGGTCGGAAGCTGATCGTAATAGACCTGATGCACCGTCACCGTATACGATGAGATAACACCCGTCGCGCCCGTGCCGTCATACTGATAAACGGCGCTCGTCGGATCGGCGGTATGGGCCACGAATGCCTGGGCGCTCGTCGCCATGGTAAGCTGGAGATTGGCCGTTGCATTCACAACGTTTGCCCACATGGCACCGCGCAAATCGACTTCCGAATACGAAAGCGGGACCCAGAACAGCATGGCGATTGTCGCACCCGCCGTTGTGAGTGTAGCGGGAG